CGTATTGGACGTAGCCACAGGTACACACAATGGGCAGGTGCCGCACCCGAAACCTCGCACCGCATACCGGACACATCCACGCACACGCCTCGCTCAATTTACCGTCCAGTCGGGTTGACTTGCGCTCATGGCGCACTCGTCCCATGTGCCGTCCTCACTGTCGAACTCTAAGGTATGTGTTGCTTCACAGTCAAAAGACCACCCGACGGATTTGGTGTATAACAAACAGACAACATCGGTGAGCGGCCCGGCTCTGTATAGCCTCGCCTCAAGCGTGCCATCAAAACTATTCCATTCGACGACATACCAATAATTACTATTATCACAGTTGGCGATTGTACTTGATCGCCACTCACATGATTCACTGTCCGTTTGCGTCAGCCCAAACGTACCATTAAGATCCGCTTCACAGTCGTCACATGTATCGTTTTCGATGCCTTCCACGGTTAAGGATATCGTTAAGGGTGTCGCATCGGAGCACGCCTCGCATGGACTAGCTTCGTCCTCTTCGTCCTCTTCACAGCACTGGCACCCCGGATTATTCTTCTTCAGTCTCATCAACCGCAATCCGGGCGATTCCAGCTATCACGCAACACGCCGATATAGGTGTCAGCAGCCACCGCCCCCGCCAGGTTGTAGCACTTTTCATCGTGGTCGCGCGCTTGTATTGTCCCGTCGCCCCGGATCCGATACGGCGTTATCGTGCCGCTTCCCGGTGTGTCGCCGCTCATGGCGGTTATTCCACTGCTATCAGTCTTCGCCAATTCAAAGACACTACCTTCCGTGATCTGCCCGAGTGCACGCACCGACGCTTGCAATTGCCGCACCTCCAGTCTGAGACGCTCATGATCGCGTCGCAATTGGTCGATGCCGCGAGGCGATAAAACTTTAAGGCTAGGCATTGGAAAACACCGCAAAGGGAAGGGTAATCAAATCCGACTCCGGATTGAGTCGCCAGCGACAATACACGCCATCTTGCGCGTCCGTGCCCGTCAGATCAGTAAGCGGCTGGCCCGTTCCATCAAGAAGAATCACTTCGCCCACCCGATCACCATCCGGACCACGCACCGCCGCCGCGCGGGCCATACCCGATTCCAAATCGTTGCTGGCATATTGCCCACCCGTTGCGTCCGGATCCCCAACTGCCGCGCCTCGGCTCAATCCACGGTCCAATACGCTTTCCAGCCACCCATCAAATGGATCACCAAGGGGGGAGCGATTGCGCACCCGGAATTCCATCGAACACTGCCAATATCGAACCCGCGTACCATCAGCATCCGCCACCTCCGCATATCGACCCTGGATGCTAGTACATTTCAGCTCGTACACAAGAAACGTCTGTTGCGTTAACTCGAATGCGCTAACTACTGATCCCGCGAATTGCAACGTCGTGCCGTTGATGTGATTCTCGTGTGAGACCGCATTTAGATCATTCCACTCTGCTATGTTTTTCGTGATGTGAATCACGCGTTCCGGGTAATCCATCGTCAATGGTGGATCCAGCACGACGCCAGCGGAATTAACGACCGGCCCCAATGTTCCAGCGGGACGATGATATGTCCCCGTCGTTGACCCGATAGGAAAGTCATCATAATTCCATGCTCGCCAGACCGGCACTTGCACATACTGCGTGCTGATGGACATCTCCCCCTTCCACGCGAACGGATCGCGCGTCGGTATCCCATCCTCATCGGTCCACTCGCGCTGTTCACTCTCCTGATCGCGCGCGGTAGGTGTCGAATAGGTCAAGATAACGTCCCACACGTACTGGCTACCCGGTCGACGTCGTGGCGCTATCGAATCGCAGTAGCTAAATGGATCTGATGCATCCGCGTACCGAAAAGGTGAATCCAAGCCCCGGTTGAGATCGTTGCCAAAGTATTCCACGATTTCTAGGGGTGTTACCCGCGCGCTATCGACCTTGACGATATACGGGGCGTTGTATCGGTGTCCCGATCGATCCGCTACCATATCCGCCGTCGGCTGTGCATGTTCCACCGATACAATGGTCATATCAGATCCCCAGATCCACCCCTTCGATGCGTAGCCCCTCGCGTTTCAGCGCCGTCTCAATTCGTGCCAACAGCTCATTGCGCCGCTTGTCTCGTCGCGCGGCATCGTGAACCGCTCGCTGCGCCTCACGCACGGCGGAAAACCCCGCCGTCGTCCCACGGGTGACAGCCCCTATGCCCATGACCGATTTCACCGTGTCCTCGAAATCCGCTTTCACCTTCGCGATAATCTCGCGGGCCTTCTCCGCATTCGTCACGGTTTTCTCGCCGGCCTTTTCCAGTTCATCATTCACCGGCTTCATGCTGCCAGCTGCCTTTGCGGCCGCGCCAGCAAATGATTCTAAACTGCCCGTCGTCCCCGTCACAGCACCAAACAGATGGTTAAACGCGCCAACAATCTTGGACAGGATATCGGCAATCGCTTCCAACGCCGGGGCCACCGCAATCGCGACACGCTGCACGATCGCACCCCATGCTTTCTTCATCCGGTTGATCGCATCATTGGCGCCCTCGACCTGCTCCCGATTGTCGCCGAGCAACACGCCCATGTCCTCCAGTTCCTTGCCGTATTTATTGAGCCCCTCACTACCCTCTGCCATGACATTTAGCAGTTTGATGCCTTGCCGGCCAAAGATATCCATCGCCAGCTGCGCTTTTTCGGTGTGCGTCCCCACGCCACCCATGGCATCTGCAATGGCTGCAAATTGCTGGTCGGCTGACATGGATAGCATCCGCTCAGCAGACAAGCCAAGGTCAGCCAACGCCTTTTGTGCTTCTCCAGATCCTTTTGCCGCCTGTCCGATGCGGCGTGTCATGCGCTCAAGCGATGCATTCATCACACCGGCTGATGCACCGGTCTGCTCGACTGCGAATCCCAGGATCTTGAATTGATCGGCCGCCATATCCAGTCGGGATGCAACTTTCGCTTCCTCATCCAGCTCCGCCATGGCATTCGAGACTGCATTGATCGCACCGCGTAGCATGGCGAGCACTGCCCGAACACCAGCAACAGCAAGGTGGAACTTCGCCATGCCCGCGGCCACTCTGCCAGACATGGATTTGCCAAGATTGTCCACGGCCTGCTTGCTGTCCTGGAATCCCTTGCGCAGTTGGGCTGTCTGCGCTTCAATGGCGATCTGGATACTAGCTACTGTCGCGGCCACGGTGTCGCCTCATCAATTCTCGGACACGTTCTGGGTCCTCGCCGGTCTGTTTGGCGATCTCTACGAATTCCTGCTCGATCATGTCGAGCGTCTCCACGTAGGGCCAGGTCGGCCGAAGACCGCGCTGTCCCATGCTCATGGCTGCGTGCGCCACGCCCCGCATATCCGCCCTCAGCTCGCCCCACGGGGCATGATCGTAGGCCGCCCGCCACTCGATGATCTGCTCGGCGGTGAGCTGCTCCAGTAAGATATCCGGATGCAGCACATGTAATTCACGGCAGAGATCAAACAGAAACGCCCACTCAGGGCACTGTTCTAGTCTGTTTTTTTTTGCTCGACGTCCAGACCCGTATGCTGCATGGCCTCGCCAGCCAATTTGATGAGCGTATTCAGTGTGGCCTCCTCCTGCCACTCTTCCGCTGTCCCCGCCGGGTCAATCACTGCCAGGGATAAATACCGCGCGAAGGCCGCTGCCTGGTCCGCCTGGCTTCCTTCTTGAGCCTTAGATAATTCCGCCTGCCACTCCAATAACTGCCGCGCTCCGAGCGCCCGGACTGTCACCTCACGACCCCATGGCTCGTAGGAAAACGTTACGGATGGTCGGTCGATCTTTCCCAACTCACTCATGATTACGACTCTGCAATAGCCCCGATTCGCACGCCAGATACCGCCATGACTACCGGATCGTTTCCACCACCACCAGCCGGTGCCAACCCCGTAATGAATCCGTTCCATGACGTGACTTGCGTGTTTGCATCTTTGTCCGTGTACGTCAGCTGGAATTTGCATTCCGTCACATCTTCGTACGCTGTGCGCAGACTTGCATCCACCGTGTCATCGACGTCCCATAGCGTCTCAAATGAGAATCCGGACTCCTCTTCTATACCCGGCTCGCCGGTGAAGTCGTCGTCCTCCATGCCCATCATCTCGATGAATGCCCGAGTCGCCTCAGGCGGGACAATGTTACGGCATAGCGTGATCTGGCTGTAGGAGGTTCCTTCTGCCGTGACGTCAATTTCAAGTTTGGCTGCGCGACCTGGGTATCTGTTTTTAGCCATGATTTATCCTCGAATGTCTAGGATTCGGTCTATTGCCCCGACCACACCGATCACACCGGATCCCGTCGCGGCATCATTGATCGCCATTGCGATTCGCACGTCGAGCTGGTCCCCGGCAGTCATACCAGTGGGAGTGATCGTAAAGTCGAGATCGACGAACGACGTATCGTTCATGCTTTGTGCGGCCGTGGTACATATGTCACTCCCCACGCTGCCTTCCCGGTCGCTCTTATAGCACTCCACGTCCAACGTCGCGCTATCGTCTGCCACCACTTCCATGCCAGCTGAGAATCGCAGCGTGATCGTGTCGCCGTCCACATATTCTTGGGGAAGGTGGGTGACGAATCGGGCATAGCGCGTCGTAGCGCCCGCGTCCGCCAAGTCACCGCTACTCACTATTGGCGCATCCGTGCCAAACGTACCACCATCTAGCGCCAAATCATCGTCGGCCGCCGTACCCGGTAAAACCGTATGGAGCGCGTCATGCACCCGCAATTGTGTCAGGTCCACAGGATGCGCTATGGCGCTACGCTTTTGAAGATCGGCTCGCTCGATCGTTGGCATGCTGCCATCCACTTGCAGATCGCCAGTGATTCTCACGTCGCCCGTGTATCGCGCTACCGTCGTCATGGTTTCCCCCTCCTGGCTTCCTCTTCGAGCTTCTCCCCGAACCGCTTGCTGAATGCTTTAATGGATGCACCCGTCGCACGCTGCGCGGCCCAATCCAGGAACGGATTCGATACGGCACCAGGGTGTTGAATATTCGAATAAATGCCGCCCGTTGGCAATTGCACGGGGCCAGGTATCGTGTGTGGCTTTGTGCCACGGACCACAAACCCTAATATAGACCCACGCCCCTTCATGCCCTTCCGCGTCTGTGATTTTGTCCGTCGCGGCTTGATTGTCGCCGTGGCCGTCCCTTTCCGCGTATCCTTCTTCACGCTGATTCTCAACTGTGTGGCCAACCATCCACGATCTCGTGGGGCATCCGATTGGGCCGCCTTGAATAATTCCTTGCCGCCGGCCCGCACCGCCGCCGCCACAATCCGTTTACGGGCCTTCAACTCCAATCTACTCAGCGCCCGTGACGCATCGTCCAATCCCTCGACGTGGACCATACCACTCATAGCATCACCTCCACGCCGATACTGGCGATCTGCAAATGCTCGTCGGCCTCCAGATTACGCGCCACGTACCCATCCCATCTATCATCGGTCGCCACCCAATTGTACGTGGTGCTGCCCATGGCCCCCTGGTGATTCCGCAGCCGTGATACCACTGCATCACGTAGCTCAATGGCTTGGCTCAGATCGTCGCTGACACATTCCACGTCGTACATGACAACATGATCCTGCTCGTCGTCCCCCAAGACCTCCAGCGGCTCCGTCCGCGACCGCCGGAACCAGAGCCACGGCAATGTTGTTTTGATCGAGGGTACGGTATTCTGATAGCAGCGACTGCCTATCAATCCGGCCACCGTGGCATCCGCCAGAATGAATGTGCGCAGATCGGTATCAACTGCCATATGCGTCACCCTCCACGCACAGCAATTCCATGGTGATATTCAGCTCGTCCAGGTCGAGAATGTGCCCAATGTATAGGTATCGGCTGCCGAGCTTGACGCGCATATGGCGGGTCATATCCGAACGATAGTCAATGGTCACCCGGTGCGTGGTGAGCTCGTACAACTGCCTCGTGTATTCGGCCACTCGCCCCGTGACGGGCTGCACGTGCGCCCAGATCCTCGGCGTGTTGGGTAAGTCCGCCCAGGCCCCTTCGGGTTGTCCGTGCGCGTCCGTCCCCGTTTCCGTCCACTGTTGTAACGTAATCTGGGTCCGCATCCGCTTGCTCTGCCGATACCGTATGGGACGCTGCTTGCTCATGGATACGTTCCCGCCATCTCGCCTTGCACCAGCGCCTTGTACGACTCCATCAGCTCTTCATAGAGCCCATCGAATTGCATCCGCACGAATTCAATGATCGCTCGCTGCAACGCTTCCGGCACGGATGCCGCCGTATCACCGTAGCCGGCCACGTATTCCACCGTGATTCCGCGCCGATCGCCACGCAGCGTCGGCCACGTCTTCTGATAGCCCAATAGGACCAGCCCCGGCTCGTCATCCGTGAATACGTCGTATTCGTCGCTGCTCCATGTCTGTGTGGTTCCACCCGTATCGACGTACTTAATGCTCGACACGCTCTGCACCGGTGGCATTAGCAGACGAATGCCCGCGAGGGGCCACGCATCCAATTTGAGCTGCCACGTCTGCGTAATTAGTGAGCGTCGGCTGTCACGCTCAACCACTCGCCGGGCCACGCTCACCAGACTGCTTAGTTCGTCGTCGCTTGCGTTTCCCGTGATTCGTAGAGCGCTCTTGACCGCCGACAGTTCCACCGGTTCCACCGCCGGCTCGCTGCTCCGATTGAGACTGTAGTTGAGCATCCGGCTTCTCCGGTTCGACGTGTTCGACGAATCCGCGATCAATCAGGACATGGGCCGCGCCTCTCGCCAGGGGATAGATTTGCCCTTTGCGATAGACGCGGTCCCCCTTGATCCAATCGCGTTTCGCGCGGACTGGAATGAATCGCATCATACCCTCAACAATTCGAGACAGCCGCGATCGCTGACCGACAGCGGCACCACATTCGCCTTGCTCAGAATACACACGGCCGAGGCATACGTCCCTGAGCTTCCGTCGCCCGCCGTGGCCACGAGATCGAGGTAACGCTTGCGACCCCTCAGATCGATCTCGAAGACCACAAGTTCATCATCGTCCGTCGCACTGGGTAGGGACGACGTGTCGCCATCAATGTTATCCGATGTGCCGACAATGAGTCCCGTCACGTCCTCATGGCCGGAGCCGGAGCTATCCGATTCCGTCACCGTCAGCTCAGCCATGGCAATGTCGGAGGTGCCGTACTGAAATATGATCGTCGCGTAATCATATCCCTTGGTATCGATCTCATTCGTCGAGAAATCGGTGTCATCGACGATAGCCGCCGGATCGATTAGCGACAGATATTTCACATGTTGCAGTGGATTCACGATTTGTCTCCTCGTGACAAAGTTGCATGGTGGGTTTAGCTGCTGGGCGTATCCAACACGATGATCGCCCCGGCGTTGCTCGCATCGCCGCGCTCGTGAACGTTGATGTCCATTCGCTCCGTCCCAAGGATTCCGATCTGGTCGTACTCCATGTAACGGTGCGGACTGATGAGCACTCGGATACCCCGACGATTGCCAAGGGTGGCTGCCATGGACAAGTCGCCAAATGCCAGGATAGACTTGTTCGCCTGGTCGCCCGTGGTATCGCTGAGCACCTGGGAAAGCACCACGGGATAACCCAGAAACATCAGGCGCCGGCTGCCATCGGAAAGCGTCTCAATGGTATTCCCGCCGGCCGCGTCGAGTAGTCGCGCCATGGACGCATAGTAGCCCACGCGGGAGATGTACCACTTGGCATTCCGTGCGGCATCCTGTGGCAGCTGTCCCACCATGCCCTCGAAATCGGCGAAGTCCAAGTCCGAGAAGGCGATATTGCCGCCCGCTGCCTCGTACCTACTGCCGTCCGCCACGGCATTGAGCACACCGGTGATTCCACCGTAGGTGCTGGTGCCGTCGCCATTGAATCCGCATTCGTCTTCCTTGTTGGCGAATGCGTAAGCGATTTCGTCAGTGAGATCATCACCGATGGAGATCACTGCATCCTCGGCCAATTCGCTGGAATACTTTGCCAGCACGCCGAGCTTCTTCGCGACCAAGTTGACTTGGTCCCATTCCTTGTCGCTAGCCGTAACCTCGGAATTGTCAGCGACGAAGTAGGCCGTCAGTCCGCTGCTACGCCGCGGCACCGTCTTGGTGTCAGACGCCATCGGCACAACCTTCGCCTCGCGCCGGAATACGCCGTACTCCTCTCGGAGATTGATTACGGCCTGCTCAATCTCGATCGGCACTAAATGCCCACCTGCCGCATCCTCGGAGCCGCTCATGGAGGCCTGAATTTGCAGACCATTGTCCCGGCACCATTCTCGTGCTTGTGGGTTTTGCCACAGTGTCGCGCGGAAAAACTGACCTGCGCGGTAGGCATGCTCCTCCGCCTGCTCGCCACGGAATGCCTTGAGCTGGCCGTGCCGATAGCGACTGACCGGGGTGATTCGCGTGTCATGCACCTGCACGTCGCCACTATCCAACGGAGTCTGCCGCTGCTGCTGATTCTCCGCCTTGATCGCCTCGATCCGCTGCGCCCTCTGTAACTGGCGATGCATCCCAGTGGCTTGTGCGCCCTCCTTCGCCGGCTCGCCGATCTCCTGCATGATCGCATCGGCCTGCTGCTGTTCCTCGGGGCTGAATTCCCGGTCTTCCTCGTCAACCAACTGAGACAATGCCTCCAGCTCGTCCACCTTCTCTTGGATCATTTCCCGAATTTCTTTAGACGATTTCACTTGCGTGCCTCCTATGTATCCGGCCCGCGCATGAAAAAACGGCGAGCCGAGAGTTCTGTATTCTCTCGCATCGCCGCATTTGAGGAGCGATCATTTGTGGAGATCATCCCGGCATTGGCGGGGACTCACACTTCCTGCCTGTCAATTGCCACTATACCACCGATGTGGTCGCGATGTCAAGATTCTCCCGATGTCGCCACATGAGCCCGGAGAATGCTAATCTTCGGCTTATATGACCGACGGGGGCTATTCTGAGACTTTCTCTTGTCCTCGCCCGCTATGATCACCGTATCCACCAACCCCTTATCCTTGGCCTCCTGAGCGGTCAAATAACTATCCTGATCCATGATCTCGCGCCACGCTTTCGCCGGTGTCCCGCTTTGGGCCGCATACACATCGGCGATCTGGCCATCAATCCGATCCAGCACGTCCGCGACCTCTCGCAATTCCTGCGCATTGCCCATGACCAGCGTCCACGCATCGTGAATCATCAGTTGGCTCGTCTCGTAGGCATCGACCGTATCACCAGCCATGGCCACCAGGGACGCGGCACTTGCCGCGATCCCCTCGATCACCACCCGTGTCTCGCTGGCGAAATCGCTCAGCATGTTGTAGATCGCCATGCCATCCCAGACGTCACCGCCAGGGCTGTTGATCCGGACCGTGAGCTTCTTCGTTCCCTTAATCCTGTTCAGCTCTTCCGCGAATTTCTGTGCGGTCCATCCCTCATCGAATAAGTCGAATCCAATAAAATCGTACAGCAACACCTCTGATTCGTCGCTGTCTTCCTGGGCGCGAAAGTCAATTCGCGGTGAAGGACGATCCGCCGTCTGACTTGCCTCCGCTATTCGGCTGGCCGCATGCCGGGGCACCCCGAGCTGAAGTAGTTGGCTAAATCGGTGTGTCATCACTCGTCTCCTGAATAAATGCGATCATCTCTATCGCTCGGTGCTCGGGCCATCCCTCCATGGCCGCTTCCATGGCATCTGGTAATGCTCCCGCCTTTGCCCGTGCCAGCGTCTCGCTAATGACCGCCTGCGAATTCTCGCAATAGACTGCGGCCAATTCGTTCACGTCCGCCGGCACCGGTTCATCCGTACACATTCGATAGGCTTCCAATGGAATCGCTAGAGCCTCCGCGATCTTTGGATGCAATCGCTCGTATAGTCGCTCCATGGCCGTGATCGGATCCTTCGCCTTGGCTAGTCGTTTGAGCCCCGTGGCTTCGGTCCGGGCGAGTTGCCGTATTCGATCGGCAATCAACTCGATATGGATATCTGCTAGATCCGACGGTGTCTCAGTGTCGTCGGTCTCCGGCTCGTCGCCGCCTTCCGGCTGTTTTCCGCTTTCGCCGCTGGTAAACGCATTCTCAAAATCATCCCCGCCCTCGACGCTGTTCATGTTGAACTTGCGTCGCGCTTCATTGCGCGTGATAATCTTGGCGTTTTTGAGCTGCGTTGCGACTGCGGCTTGCGTCTTGAAATCACCCTGAATCAGCGAACCCACATTGTGCTCAAAATACCACCAGGCCCGTTTCTGCCGCTCCGTCAGTAGTTTGATGTCGCACTCGACCTCCCACCGTCTCAACCATCGCATCAACGTATGGCTCACATACGCCCGCTCCTCCGCCTCAATGCTATTGTATGATAGCCGGGAGTCACTCCCGAGCTTGTGCGGTGGCAATGCCAGCCATGACGCCACTTCCTCCCTTTGGAATTTCCTATTCTCCAGCAACTGGCTATCCTGGTTGTTGATCGGTAACGGTGTCACCCCCAACCCGCCTGCCGCCAGCGCGGGCCGGTTCGGATTCGCGCCGTGCCGCTGCTCCCAGTTGTGTAATAATTCATCCGCTGTTGGTTTGTCGAGCTGCGCCGGA